AGTATATTCCACAGTATCATAATTATTTTCTTTCCCTCTCTTAATGGTATAACATACAGAACGCCAATATTCTTTTTCGTTAGATTCCATCACTTCAGTATTGGTTAATTCCATGATTTTCTTCCGAACCTGAACGATATTCAAACATTCATATTTCTTCACCACATTCATCCCCTTTATTACTTTATCATTTCCACGGCGGCTTTTAGTTCGTCCAAAGTCTTGTGATTATAGACCCGGTTTCCCGTGTCCTTGGACACATGACCCATGAGAAGATCAATACACTTCCGATTTGCCCCGGCGCTGTCCAGTTGGGTTTCAAAGGTGTGGCGGCATTCATGCGGGGTGTGGTTCATTCCAAGGGCCTTCATAATATCCGCCCAAAAAATACGGTATTGGGTTTGAGAACAAGCCCTTCCGTTATAGCTGATCAGGCGGGGGCCACTTTCAGCAAGACGGGCTTCAATCAATGTCCTGATCTTGGAGTGGATAGGAACCACCCGATCCTTACCGGCCTTGGTTTTTGTGCCGCCTTTCATAGTCCCGGCCTGAAGGTCTATATCTTCCGGCTTCAGGTTTAGAAGTTCGCTGATCCGCCAACCAGAATAAAGCAGAATCAGAACTGTATCAACCCAAGGATCAGAATGATGTTCCCAAACCCGCTTAACTTCTTCCTTGCTGAATGGAAGGCGACTGGTTGGTGGTATGGGATCAGAAGTAAGGAGATCAGAGAAGCACCGGTTGATTATATCCATTTCAAGTGCGAACCGGTCAAGGTGGCCCCATAGGTTTTTGATCGCCGCTTGGGTGCTGTACCCCTTCCCACAACCATCAATAGTTTCTTGCATTTGATAGGATCGGATTTGTTTATAGGGCTTTTCCCATAATGCTGAACAATGCTTGAATGCTGAACACAAGGATGAACGGTTGGATTCCCCCAGCTTGGGAGCCTTCTTTTCCTTCCAGAGTTCAAACAGTTCCTTCATTGTGATTTTGGCCCGGTCAACATCCCAAGGATCACGGTTGTATTCGGCCAACAGTATATTTCCAGCTTCACGGGTTTCTGTGTAACCAACAATATCATAGATTGGATGACCTTTATCATTCCAGCCAATAGTTTTCTTCACTATGTATGGGCGGCGGCGATTGCCTGACAGCTTCGCAACTGTCCCATACCCATTAGGATTTCGCATTATATCACCTGTCCTTTCAGGAAAATGGGTATGGCAAAGCTAAACCCCATGTGATATAATGTTCGTTGGTGGTTGAAACATTAACTTCAATAGGGTTTTGTTTCGCCTGACCGCTTCGGTGTTCCAGCACCGGGGCGGTCTTTTTTTTTGTATTTTGAATGGATATTGAATGGATTGAAAGTCTTATGAAATAAGGGGTTTATAATATTCCTTCAACATTCAAGATGGTGCAAATACTTCAAATATATAATTGAAAAAAGTATATAAGAAATATGAAAAATATAACCAATATGGCTTTGATCTTGGATATTGAAGGATTGTCAAAGCTGAACCGGGGAATTCTGAACAGGCTTCATGCTTTGAAATTGCTTCACCACTTGTTCACTGTCCTTCAGATTGTCGGACACATTCAAAACAATTTGTTTAGCCCCATCAGATTCATAATCAATCACAAGAAGGGTGGAAACCTTGATTTTCTCTTTTGTCTGAACCCTACCGCCAACCATAGCCCCTAACGCACCGAAAGCCGCCGCACCCAAGACCATTCCCGGAACTGATTGCTGGATCACCTGTTGAATTTCCCGTTCATTCATTAACTGAACATTCTGAATCTTATTCAATGACAAATTGAATTCCTTCCAGTTCTCTTTTTTAGTTCCGATCAAGGCTTTCAAATTGAACCCTTCCGGGATCAGTTTTGCAATGATTGGTGTTAGAGCTGGAACTGGCAACCCATCAACCAGAGGGCCAACAGAAACAAATTCTTTTTTCTTGCCGAACAAAATGATCACTCCTTACTTAATATCTGTTTGGAGAGCAACGGCCTTTCCTAAAATTCTAATATGATCCAGTTCTTCCCCAGCAAAGCGCATAGTTTTGTATTGTGGATTTTCTGCAAACAACTGAATAACATTGCTTTCCTGATCATAGTACACCCGTTTCAAGGTTGCTTCATCATCAATTAGAACGGCGGCAATTTCCCCATCATCCACCATTTCTTGTTTGCGGATAAAAACTATGTCACCATCATAAATTCTGGCCCCAATCATGCTATCACCTTTGGCCCTCAAACAGAAGTCAGCTTTAATATTGGCTCCAGCTTCTATATACGCTTCAAACTGTTCATCAGCCAAGATGGGTTTGCCGCAAGCGATATTTCCAATCAAGGGGAATTTTTTTGTTTCAATGGGAAACAGGTTATCAAAAAATTTCAGGTTTTCTTTATCCAGTTTTTGATCAGGTTCATCCCACCCCATGATATAAGCCGGAGTGGTTTCTAAAGCCTCTGCGATGGCTTTAATTTTAGATTGTGTTAAGTTTCGCTGATCAAGTTCAATTTTATTTATTGAAGAACGGGATTTGTAACCAAGTCGTTTTCCAAGTTCATCTTGAGATAAACCAAGTTCTTCACGGCGATTTCGGATTCTACTTCCTATTGTAGACAAGTAAATTCCCCCTTTCTGTTACTAATTATATGGCGCTGTTGGCGTCTTGTCAACAACTTTTTATGTTTTTCAAAAAGAATGTTGACATTCAGCCTACATGGTGATATTATGTGAGTGTAGACAAGTTGCCTACTCAAATTGAAGAAAGGGGTGATTGCCTTATGACCAACACAGAGCTGTTGCGTGAGAAAATCGACCAATCCGGTTATAAACTTCGGTTTATTGCCGAGAAGATTGGAATTACTTATCAGGGCCTTTTGAATAAGATCAATAACAGAAGCGAATTTCGGGCAAACGAGATTCAAGCCCTGTACGATCTTCTTGACCTGACGGAAGAAGAAAGAGTGGCTATTTTTTTCGCCTGTTAAGTAGGCAAATAGTCTACATCATAAGGAGGAAGTACCATGAATGAAGTAAGCCTGAAGCCGGTTATTGAAGAACTTGAAAGTTTGTTTTCAAAGTTCAACGCCCGGTTCTTTGCTGATAAGCTGGAAAAGCCCGTGATCACTGTTTCCCCGGATCACACCCGTGGGGCTTATGGATGGTGTACCGGCTGGAAGGCTTGGAAGGCCGGGGAAGATGAAGGTCACTATGAAATCAATCTGTGTGCCGAATATCTGAACCGCCCCTTTGAAGAAACCTGTGGAACCCTAATCCATGAAATGGTTCATCTTCAAAACCTTCAGGATGGTATTCAGGACACTTCCCGATCTGGCACCTATCACAATAAGAAGTTCAAGGAAACCGCTGAAACCCACGGCCTGACGGTGGAGAAGGGTGAAAAGTACGGATGGCATAAAACCGCACTTGCCCCGGAAGCCCTTGAATTTGTTCAGAGCCTTGGGAAGAAAGGTTTCACCCTTGTTCGGCCCCGACCTTTAGGCTTGAAGGGTTCCAGCAAGGGGGGGGGATCAAGTTCCCGGAAGTATGTTTGTCCCTGTTGCGGAACCATTATCCGGGCCACCAAAGAGGTTCATGTGATCTGTGCTGAATGTGATGTTGAATTTCAGGAGGAATGTTAGATGAATGTGAAGCTGACCAAGCGGAAGGCTTGGGAACTGATCAGCCGGATTCACCCCCGGTTGAACATCAATCAGGAAGTCACCCCGCCTGATGTGGCGATTTTCACGGCTTCCACCGGCCCTGAAGGGCTGGAAATCCGGTGTGAAAATGATTGGTTCAATCACAATGGCCGGATCAAGCTGACCATTTCCAATGTGGACGGGGGAACCCCCATTGTCCGCTATTACCACCCTGATACCCTGAACCGGGATCATGTGGCGGAAGATGCTGAAAAAGAAGCCGATGCCAAGCAAGCCCGTAAAGAATGGGTTTGGGCTATGGGTAAGGAAATGGCCCATAAGCTGGTTGATCAGTATTGGGGAAACTGAATTCCCGTTTTTAAGGAGGTTATAAGCATGAACACCACTTTTGCAGAGCGTTTGAAGAACGCAATGGAACAGGCTGATATGAGCCAAGCGGAACTTTCCCTTCAATCCGGGGCTTCCAAGGCCGCAATCAGTCAGTATCTTTCGGGGAAGAACACCCCCGGCCCGGAGCGGGTGAAGGCTTTGGCTGATGCCACCGGCACAACCTTTGATTTCCTGATGGGGTACGGCGGCACACCGGCCAAGGATGCCCCGCCCCCGGTGAAGAAGATCAGCGTGAAGGAAGCGGCCCGGTGTATGGGCAAATCTGATCAGTTTGTCAGGATCGGCCTTCAGCGTGGCCTTCTGCCTTTCGGTAATGCTGTTCCCGGCACCGGGAACAACTGGAACTATTACATTAACCCCACCAAATTCAGGGAGTATGTGGGCGCTGAAGCGTTTAACAGCTTCTTTGGCTTGACTGCCTGACAGATTGGGGGGGGGATAAGTGAAACCAGCGAAAAACGAGGTGGGCGGCGGTGTGCGGTTGCCTAAATCGTTCTATGAACGCCCCCTTACCCCGAAAGAAGCCCAATTTGCCACAGATAACATCAATATTGTTTGGTGGTATTTAGACCAACAGGGCCTTGAACGGGCTGAATGGTTTGATGTGGTGATCTTCCGGTATCTGATCAGTGTAAAGCGGTGGTTTGCCCTTCCTGATCTTCAGAAAGTGAAGTTTGTCACTGTGGCCTGTAATGCTATGCGGTCGGCCATTGGAAATGAACGGCGCAAGAGAGCCAAAGAACCCCAAGCTATCAGCCTGTATGAACCTATTCCCGGAACTGAAGATTTGTTGTTTATCGACACAATAGCGGCCCCGGAAATTCTGTAAGAAGGTGATGTAATGGAAATTAAATATAATGTTCAGGCCCCGCCCAAGAAAGCCTTCAACGGTGGAGCCAAAAGCGAGGAAGTCAAAGCCATTGAAGATTTTCTGACCAGCGGAAACGCAAAGAATATGTGCTTTGAGTATGGCACCGAGAAAGAAGCTAAAACCAAACTTTCCACGGTTTCTTCCCATAAGCGCAAGTGGAATGAGAAGAACCCCAAGAAGTATGACGCTTACCGGGTGGGCAACTGCATTTACATTGTTCGCCTGACTACAAAGAAAGGATGATAAAGATGTTGCAAATCGGAATGACCGTGAAGGTGCTTCCTGATGCGGAGTACGGCGGCAAATATACCGGGTGTGTTGGTGTAGTGAAGAACTACTATTCCAGCAAGAAAAAAGCCGGTGTGGAATTAGAAAAGGTTCAGAATGACGCAAGTTCCAAGGGCCTGTTTTGGTTTTCGGAAGATAAGCTGACCCCGGCCAATAATTTCTTGGCGAGTGTGGCGGAACTGATGGACGGGATGAATTGCCGGTGCAGTTCTCGCCTTCACCGTGTCGGTGTTCCCCCTTTGAAGAAGGTTATCTTCAGCGGCCCCAAAACTATTGTGTTGTGGGGAGATGGCACCAAAACCATTGTTTCCTGTGGCGCTGGTGATACATACGACTACTACGCCGGGTTCTGCGCCGCTGTGGTGAAGAAGCTGTTTGGTTCTACCACCCATGCCAAGAAGGTTTTGGGTGAAGTGGTTCAGGTGCAATGATTACGCTATTCCAGCACCAGCAACAGGCCCTTGATCAGACAGAAGGCCACAACCGTTGCGCCTATTATCTTGATATGGGCCTTGGGAAAACCTTTGTTGGTTCAGAAAAAATGATGAAGCTGAATACCCGAATCAATCTTGTGGTTTGTCAGTGTTCAAAGGTTCAAGATTGGGTTGAACATTTTCAAGACCACTACACCCGGAACTGTGTGTTTAACCTGACCAACCCCAAAACCTTCAAATGGTTCTTTGAACAGGTTCAGTGTGAGGTTCCAACTCTGATGATCGGTGTGATCAATTATGAACTGACCTTCAGACGGAAGATTTTGAAAACCCTTTCCGGGTTCACACTGATGCTTGATGAAAGTTCACTGATCCAGAACGAAACCGCCAAGCGGTCAAAGTTCATTCTTGAATTGAACCCTGAAAATGTGATCCTTCTTTCTGGTACACCCACGGGCGGCAAGTATGAAAAGCTGTGGAGCCAATGCCGCCTTTTGGGATGGAACATATCAAAGGAACTGTTCTGGAAGCAGTACATTGAAACGGAATGGGTTGAAGATGATGGGTTTTGGCGGAAGCGGATCACCGGATATAAGAATGTTGATCGGCTGAAAAATAAGCTGGCTGAACATGGGGCTGTTTTCATGACCACTGATGATGCCGGGATTGACCTTCCTGAAAAGAACATGATCCAAGTGAAAACCCGGCCTTCCCCTCTTTATTGGCAGTTCTGGCGGGAACGGGTTGTAAGTATCAACAGCGAAACCCTTCAAAAGTTTGAATTGGATTCTGATTTTTGGGGTTCCAATGAAAGCTATGAACGGGAACTGATTGGAGATACCAGCCTAACCCGCCGCCTATATGCCCGTCAGCTTTGCGGCCTATATAATCCATACCGGTATGAAGCCTTCCGGGATTTGGTGAACAGTACGGAAGATCGGTTGATTGTGTTCTATAACTTCACGGAAGAAATGGAGCGCATGAAAAGGATTGTACAGGGTATGAACCGTCCGGTTTCTATCCTGTCCGGTGAAGTAAAAGATTTGGGAGCCTATAACTTCCATTCTAATTCTGTAACTTTCATTCAGTATCAGGCCGGTGCTATGGGTGGCAATTTCCAGAAGGCCAACAAGATCATTTATTTCAGCCTTCCCGAAAGTTGGGAACTGTGGGAGCAGAGCCAAAAGCGAATTCACCGCATGGGACAAGAACGGCCATGCTTCTATTATCTGCTGATCTGCCCCGGCACGGTGGAAGAAGATATTTTGACCACCCTGAATATGAGAAAGGATTATAACGATGAACTGTTCAGAAGATATGAAACGACAACGCTATAAGGCCAAGAAAAGCCAATGGTTCCGCCGTATGTTTACCGTGGCCCTTTTGATGGGGGTTTTGATTGGCTTCCTGATGGTGAAAATTCCGGTCTGGCTGACCGCCCCGGAGCCTGAAACCAAAGCGGTTTTGTTTGGCACCTATACCGGACAAGCCTTGAAGGTTCAGAATGATGGAGCCATTGTTCAAGCTGGTGATTTTACCCCTTTGGATGTGCCAATGGATGAAAGCCTTCAGGAATACACCTATTGGATGGCGGATGCCTATGATATTGACTTTGCTTTCCTGATGGGCCTGATCCGCAACGAAAGCAACTTCCAAGTGGATGTTATCAGCGGAACCAATGATTACGGCCTGATGCAGATCAACCAAAAGAACCATGAATGGTTGTCCAATGCTGTTGGTGTAACGGATTTCCTTGATCCTTACCAGAACATCCAAGCTGGCCTTTATATCCTTGGGAACCTGTTTGAAAAGTATGATGATCCCCACATGGTTCTGATGGCTTACAACATGGGTGAGGGCGGTGCTTCCAAACTGTGGGATCAGGGGATTTACCAAAGTAAGTATTCCAACCGTGTTTTGGAATATCAAGAAACCTACATAAAGGAGTTGAACGAACATGATCAAATGTGAAAATGCTTGTCCACTTGGGCGGTTTAATGCCTGTTGCCAATGTTGCCCGGAAAACAAAGGTTGCCCGGAAGCCTGTGAATATGAGCCGGGTTCCTGTGGGGAATCAGCTTTTGACGAGGAAAGCGGCCTTGTAGCTTTCCAGAAAACTCAGCTTGCCACCCTGAATGCTATTGCTTCCCTGACCGCCCACAAAAAGGCGATTGAGGAACAGGAAAAGACCATGAAAGCGGCCCTGTATGATGCAATGCAGAAATTCGGGATCAAGAAATTTGAATCCGATGTGTTGAACTTGACCTTGGTTGCCCCCAGCAATTCCACCGCTATTGATTCCGCCAAGTTGAAGAAAAAATATCCCGCTATTGCGGCGGAATGCTCCAAACCTAATCCCAAGGCCGGTTATGTGAAGATCACCTTGAAGGGTGGTGGAGCCGATGCCAAAGGATGAATTTTGGGATGCCCTGAAGGAACACGCTCACCGGAACCACCAAGAACGGGTTGCCAAGAACCCTGACCGGATCGCCTATGCTATCCAGCAGTTTGAAGCCCACGGGATTGAATACCAGTTGAAGAACCCGCAAACCGGCCATTTCCATTGCTGGCGGAAGTCTGATGATCGACTGTTTCAGTTCTATGCCGGAACCGGAAAAATTCAAGGACTTCAGACCCGTGGAATTCACAACCTGATCAATCTGTTGGAGGGGTAAAGATGGCTGGTGAAAAAAACTTTGAAAATCGCTTAAAGAAGTGGTTGGAAAGTGAAGGGATTTACCCTTTGGGTGAACCTGTTGACCGTATGAGCGCCCCGCCCTGTGGCTATTGGGAAAAGCGTTGGGGCGGCGGAAGGTATGTGAAAAGCGGCCTTCCTGATATGCGGATCACAATAAAGGGGATCGCCCTTGAAGTGGAGTTGAAAGCTACCAACGGAACCCCATCTGAACTTCAGAAGCGTAATATCAAGCAAATCAACAATTCCGCTTGTTTCGGCTTTATCCTTTACCCGGAAGGGTTTGAAGCCTTCAAAGCGATTGTGAAAGGGGTGAAAGAATGCGAGTTTCCCACAGCCGGGTTGAAGTCTTTGATAGATGCCCATACAAATACCGCTTGCGATATGTGGAAGGGCTGAACACTATCCCGAACACCGAACCGGATAATGCCTTGATCCTTGGCACCGCCCTTCACACAGGCATTGAAGAAGGGGTTGAAAAAGCCCTTGATTTCTACCAATCCAGCTTCCCAATCCTGACGGATGATCATGTGAATGAAATGATGAAGCTGGAAGCCATGATTCCCAAGGCCAAAGCAATGTTGCCACCGGGCGGAGCCTTTGAACTTCCCATTGGAAATGCTGATTTTGTCGGGTTCATGGATTATCTGTGGCCTTGTGGTTGGGATTCCAGAACCAATGAAACCTTGTTTGATCTGTATGACTTCAAGTATTCCAATAACGCCAAAAGCTATGCCGTTTCCGGTCAGCTTCACGAATATAAGTATTGGTATGAACTGACCCATCCCGGCCACCGGATCAGGAATATGTATTTCCTGATTGTTCCAAAGGTAAAAATCCGGCAGAAGAAAACAGAAACCCTTCAGCAGTTCCGGGGACGGTTGCAGGATGCCTTGAAAGACGCTGAACCTTCCCTGATGCCGGTTCAGTATGATCCCCTGAAAGTTGTGGACTTCCTAACCAACACAAAGCACATGGTTGAAGCCACAGAATTTCCCAAGAACCCAAACCACTTTTGCGGGTGGTGTGAGTATGAAGAATATTGTATGAAAGGATGGGATTATATGCTACTCCCCAAGAATGAACGGCGTGATATGAACGCCACTAAAAAGAAGGTTGTGTGGATTTATGGCGCACCCTTCAGCGGCAAAACCTTTTTTGCAAACGCCTTCCCTGATCCTCTGATGCTGAACACGGATGGCAACATCAAGTTTGTGGATGCCCCCTATATTTCGATCCGGGACACTGTAACGGTAGAAGGGCGGCTGACCAAACGGCAGTTGGCATGGGAAGTCTTTGCTGATGCCGTGGCCGAATTGGAGAAGAAGCAGAACGATTTCAAAACCATTGTGGTTGATCTTCTGGAAGATACCTATGAAGCCTGCCGGGTGTATATCTGTGATCGTCAGGGCTGGAAACATGAATCTGATGATTCTTTCCGGGCATGGGATATGGTCACTTCTGAATTTCTGAACACCATTAAGCGGCTGGTCAATCTGGACTATGAGAACATCATCCTGATCAGCCATGAGGACAGAAGCCGGGATTTGACCCGTAAGAGCGGTGACAAAATCAGTTCTATTCGCCCCAACCTTCGGGAAAAGGTTGCCAACAAGGTTGCCGGTATGGTTGATCTTGTGGCCCGGATCGTGGCGGATGATAATGACCGGGTTCTTTCCTTCAAGGCTTCGGAAGTGATCTTTGGTGGTGGGCGGCTGACCGTTCATAACAAGGAAATCCCGCTGGATTATGAAGCCTTCTGTGAAGTCTATGAGGAAGCCAACAGCAAGGCCGCAGGAGCCTTGAAGCGTGGTGGCAATACACCAGCTACCCCCACCCCTGAAACGGCTGACAGCGGCGAACAGCGGCCCAGCAGACGGGGCAGAAAGCCCAAGGCAGAAGAAACCCCGGCCCCTGATCCTGAAGAGGTTGATGATGCTGAAAGGGCGGCGGCTGGTGATCCTGAAGGTACATGGACACCGGGCGGCGGTGAAACGGATGATTCCGCCCCTGTGGAACAGACGGAACCCGACACCATCAACCTTCCCAAATGCCCGGACGCTGAACGCATTTTTGCCCAACATGAGGAAAACCCGGAAATCCCCCTTTGCCCGTCTATTGATGCCGGCCATAGATGCCATAAGGAAGGCGGCCCCGATGGTTGCCCCCTGTGGGATCGTCCCAAGGCAGAGGAACCCGCACCCAAGATGGATGTGAACCCGCCCCGGCGCACCCGGAAGAAGCGTGAAGAATAATGAAAATTGATCCTTGCCCTTGCGTGATCAGCCTGAAGGATGGTTCAGTTTACACGCTATTTGAGTTCCGCCACTTCTTGGAGCTGGTGGAAGATTGCATGGGATATGATGCCGCAAAATGGCTGGAAACCCATGTGAAACAGGTGGAAAGGGCCGCTGATTATACTGACAGAAAAGTGAATTCTGATTTGATCGCCTATGAAAGTGATCTTGATAGTAACCGCAGAGCCTTTCAGGATATTCAGACGGAAGCCGCCGCTATTATGGAAGTTATTCAAGGGAATCGGGTAAATCGTCAAAAAATAGCCCATTCCGTTAAAGAAATAGGTAAGATCATTTCCAATCAAATATAAGGAGGAAGCTAATATGAAAAGTGATGCTCTGAACCATTTCAAAGATGAAATGGAAAAGCGTGGCCTGTTCCGCAAGATTCAGGTGTGTGCCAACTTGATCCCCCCCCCGCCCGGTGCTGACGGTGAAACCCTGATTGAACTTCACCGTTCCGCCGCCAAGATCGCCATTCAGAATTACGCCGAACATCATGAAGATTTTTGTGATGTAATGGCGGAAGCGGCCATTGATCATCTGTTGAACACCGTTCTTTCTGATGATCTGTTCATCCCGAATGGTGGTTTTTCCCCTACGAAAGAAGAAGTTGACAACATGAACCGGGCCAAGGAAACGGCTGACAAAGCGGCCAAGATGCTTGATACTCTGTTCGGTGGGTTGGCTGATCTTCTGAAAACTTTTTAATAAATACATTTTTTTGGAGGTAAAAAATTATGGCATTCGATTTTTCCAAGATTGATAAAACCGTTGATCTGAAGGGCCTTCAGGCTGATGTGGAGGAAGCCAAGAAGAATAACAGTGGTGACTTCCCCACCATTCCGGCTGGCAAGTATGAAGTTCGTGTGGAAACCTTGGAGGTAAAGGGAACCAAGGCCGATCCCAACCGCCCTATGCTGGCCGTGTCTTTCAAAATTCTGTCCGGTGAATTTAAGAACCAGCGCCTTTTTATGAACCGGGTTCTGTACGGCACCAAGAACGATAAGAATATGATTGCTTCCGCAATCGGCTTCCTTGAAAAGCTGGATTCCGGCGTTCCTATCAGTTTCAATGGCTATGAGCCTTTCCGTCAGTTGGTGCTTGATGTGGCGGAAGCCATTGATGGGAAATTGGAATATGCGGTGGATTACGATGATTCCCGTTTCAATTCCATCACTATTGATGAAGTTTTTGATGTTGAGGATTGAAAACCAGAGTAAAATTTTTTACAATAGTTGTAGGCAAAATGTCTACACAAAAGGTTTTGAACCTTAACTTTCAAGGCCGGGGCGCTTGCCCCGGTTGGCCCCAAGGTGAAGCCTTCCCGTGGCGGGGCTGTTATCACTGATTCACCAAAGAATATTTAGAAAGTGGGTGAAATGATGGTTTTTTATGACTTCGAGGTTTTCAAGTATGATTGGTTGGTGGTGTTCATTGACCTGACCGAAAAGAAAGAAACGGTGATCATCAATAACCCTGAACAGTTACGAAATTTTTATGAGAGCCACAATGGAACTATTTGGGCCGGGTACAATAGCCGGAACTATGACCAGTACATTTTGAAAGGCATTTTGTGTGGGTTCAACCCCAAAGATGTGAATGATTGGATCATTGTTGAAGATAAGCCCGGTTACAGATTTTCCAGTCTGTTCAGGAATTTCCCGGTGATCAACTATGATGTGATGCCCAATCCGCCCATCAGCCTGAAAACTTTGGAAGCCTTCATGGGGCATTCCATAAAAGAAACCAGCATTCCCTTCAACATTGACCGACCATTGACTGAAGAAGAACTTCGGGAAACGGTTAAGTATTGCCGCCATGATGTAGAAGAAACCGTGGAAGTGTGGTTAAGGCGGAAGGAAGATGAATTTGATGCCCAAATGTCACTTGTGAAAGCCTTCCATTTACCGGCTTCGGATATTGGGCGCACAAAGGCCCAGCTTTCCGCCAAAATTCTTGGGGCCGTTTATCGGGATCACGATGACGAATTTGAACTTCAGCTTCCTGAAACCTTGCGGATTGAGAAATACACCGAGGTTCTGAACTGGTATAAGAACCCCTTGAACCGTGATTATTCCAAAACCCTTGAAATTGATATTGCGGGGGTTCCCCATGTTTTTGCATGGGGCGGCCTTCATGGGGCTATACCGCAATATTTCGGGGAAGGCAGTTTTATCAATGTTGATGTGGCTTCCTATTACCCATCCTTGATGTTGGTTTATAAGTGGCTTTCCCGCAATGTGGCTGACCCCAGCAAATATGCCGAAATCTATCATACCCGCCTGAAACTGAAGGCAGAAAAGAACCCTATGCAACAGCCTTATAAAATTGTTCTGAACAGCACCTATGGCGCTATGAAGGATCGTCACAATGCCATGTATGATCCCCGACAAGCAAACAATGTGTGTGTTGGCGGTCAGCTTCTTCTTCTGGACTTGATTGAACGGTTGGAAGATCACTGTGACATCATCCAAAGCAACACGGATGGTATTTTGGTCAAACTTCGCCATGATGATGATTTTGAACTGATTGACGATATTTGTTGGGAATGGGAAAAAAGAACTGGAATGCGCTTGGAATTTGATGAATTTCAGCGGGTTTTCCAGAAAGATGTGAACAATTACCTGATTGTTCCCGCTGGCCCTCTATTGGATGAAAAGGGGAAGCCCCGCTGGAAGTGCAAGGGTGCGTATGTAAAAAAACTGTCTGATCTGGATTATGATCTTCCCATTGTCAACCGGGCTATTGTGAATTACTTCCTTCACGATATTCCCCCGGAACAAACCATCATGGAATGTTCTGATCTTCGGGATTTTCAAAAGGTGGTCAAGGTTTCAAGTAAATATAAATATGCCATTTATTCCCCAGTTATCACCCTTGAAAAGATCAGGGATGATAAGGGGCGCTTGAAAACTGTGAAACGGTTCAGCGGTGGAGAAGTTCAGACAGATAAAACTTTTCGGGTATTTGCTTCCACGGATCACAGCAAAGGCGGCATTTTTAAGGTTTCCGGGAAAATTGTAAAAGGCCGGGAGAAGAACCCGGAGCAGTTTGCAAATACCCCGGAACATTGCTTCATTGTCAATGGTGATGTGAACGGGGTTCCAATCCCGGATGAACTGGATAAAGCCTATTATATCAAAATGGCTTGGGATCGCCTGAAAGATTTTGGTATTGAACGGATTGGGGGGGGGATGTAAACAATGCAACTGTTCCGGGGCTATGTGCCAACCAAGGATAAACAATGCCTTGAAAAGTTCAAAGGTAGAAAGCGGCTGAACACCTTTGAAGATGTTCAAGACCTTGATGAATATGCGGCAATTCTTGGGGATGAAACAATTCTGATTGATGTGGACGATGGGAAAACATCTGATCTGCTGTTTGAAATTGTCCAAGATTTGGATTTGAAATGCCGGGTATATGCAACCACACGGGGAAAGCATTTCTACTTCAAGAACCCTGAAGGGCTTGTTGAAAAAAGCTGGACAAAACAGCTTTTGGCCGTGGGAATTGAAACGGATGCCAAGGTTGGGCGGAACAACAGCTATGCCATTATGCGCTTCAATGGGGTTGATCGGGAAATCATTCAGGATTGTCCAGAAGATGAAATTCAGGTTCTTCCCAAGTGGCTGACCCCTGTAAAAACCAACATGAAGTTCTTGGAAATGGAAGCCGGGGATGGACGGAACCAAAGCCTGTTCAACTATATTCTGACGCTTCAAAGCGAGGATTTCACAAAGGAAGAAGCCCGTGAAACCATCCGCATGATCAACCGTTACATTCTATCTGATCCGCTGTCAGATCGGGAATTGGAAACCATTCTTCGGGATGATGCCTTTCAGAAACCGGTGTTTTTCAAAGGTTCCACCTTCTTGTTTGATAAATTTGCAACCTATCTGAAGAACAACAACCATATTGTGAAAATCAATAACCAGCTTCACATTTACAAAGATGGAATTTATGTTCCCGGCCATGCGGAAATTGAATCCCAAATGATCAAGCACATTCCCCATTTGAAACGGGCCAACCGTTCTGAAGTTTTGGCCTATCTTGAAATTATGATTGAGGGAGAAGCCAAAACCACCAACCCCAATGTGATTGCCTTCAGTAATGGCCTTTATAACATCAAAGATGGTTCATTTAAGGATTTCACGCCTGAAATTGTGATCACCAATAAAATCCCGTGGCCTTATAACCCAGCCGCCCATTCTGATCTTCTGGATCACACTCTTAACCGATTGGCCTGTGATGATGCTGAAGTTCGGGCCTTGCTGGAAGAAATGGTGGGATATTGCCTTTACCGCCGCAATGAACTTGGAAAAGCCTTCATCCTGATTGGCGATAAGAGCAACGGCAAATCTACCTTTCTTCATGTGGTGAAGAATATGCTTGGAAATCAGAATATTGCTTCCCTTGACCTGAAGGAACTTGGGGACAGGTTCAAGACCGCTGAACTGTTTGGGAAGCTGGCAAATATCGGTGATGATATTGGGGATGAATTCATTGCCAATGCGTCGGTGTTCAAGAAGCTGGTTACAGGTGATCGGGTAAATGTGGAGCGCAAAGGGCAAGACCCCTTTGAATTCAACAACTACGCAAAGTTCCTATTCAGCGCCAACAACATTCCCCGCATGAAGGACAAGACCGGAGCCGTTCAAAGACGGTTGGTAATTGTTCCGTTTGATGCAAAGTTCAGCCCTAATGATCCTGATTTCCGCCCGTTTATCAAGGATGAACTGTGTGAACAGGAAGCTATGGAATATCTGATTTTGTTGGGTTTGAACGCTTTGAAAACGGTTTTGAACAATGCCCGGTTTACCACTTCCAAGAGAGTTCAGGGGCAGTTGGATGAATATGAGCAGAACAACAACCCCATTATTGGCTTCATTCAGGAAGTGGGCCTTGATGGAATTGTAAATGAAGCCACTAAAACCGTTTACCGCCGATATAAAGAATACTGCATTGCAAATAACTTCCAAGCACTTTCCAATATTGAATTTTCCAGACAAGTCACAAAGCGTTGTGGGTTGAAAATCGTGGATAAATGGATTAGTAGAATTGGAAAGTGTCGAGTGTTTGTTGAAGAAAAGGATGGTGGAGAATGAGAAATCAAAACAGCATATTTACCACCTTGGGCGCTTCCAACCACGCCTTGGAAGAACGGGAACAGCACGATTATTATGCAACCGATCCAAAGGCTGTGGAGCTATTACTGGAACTGGAACCATTTGCCCCGGTGATATGGGAACCGGCCTGTGGGGAAGGCCACATTTCCAAGGTGCTTCAAGCCCACGGCCATGAAGTCATTTCCACCGATCTTGTTTACCGGGGATTTGGTGATCCTGAACCGCTGGACTTTCTGACGGAAACCCTTGAAGGATTTGAAGGATTTGAAGGGGATATAATCACAAACCCGCCTTATTCAATGGGCCTTGAATTTGTTCAGAAGGCGCTTGAAAGCGTCAGGCCCGGTGGAAAAGTGGCTATGTTCCTAAAGGTTCAGTTTTTGGAGGGACAGAAGCGGGGGCTATTCTTCAAGAGTACCCCCCCCCGAACCGTTTACATATCCCGTTCCCGGCTGGCCTGTTATAAGAACGGGGATATGAGCAAAACAGATAGCGCCATAGCCTATGCGTGGTATGTATGGGAAAAAGGATTCACTGGTGATCCGGTGATTAAGTGGTTCAACTGAAAGGATGATTGTAATGTTGCCAAAAACCAAAACGGAACGCCATGCCGATATTTGCAAGGAAATCAACGCCTTGTATGCTCGGAAAAATCATGATTATGGGGACAGCTTCCACCAGACCTTCACAGAAGAAGGAATGGCAATGGCCCGAATCAGGCTTGGGGACAAACTGGCCCGGTTCAAGAGCCTGACGAAAAGCGGGGTTCAGGAAGTCAAAGATGAATCCATTCGGGACACCCTGATTGACCTTGCCAATTACGCCATTATGACGGTTCTTGAAATGGATGATCAGAAATTGGAGGAGAAGCCCAATGAATGCAAATAGGTATATGCGGGATGCCTTACGAACTGCCGACAGAACCAGCACTGACCGCCTGAAGATGGAATGTGCCTTGGGCCTTTGTGGTGAAGCCGGTGAAGTGGCCGAGCAGGTGAAGAAACACTTCTTCCACGGGCATGAACTGGACAAACGGCACATGATTGAAGAACTTGGTGATGTGGCTTGGTATTTGGCCGTTCTTTGTAGCGCCATTGGTTCTGACCTTGATACGGTAATGGAAGAAAACCTGAAAAAGTTGGAAAAGCGTTATCCTGAAGGGTTTGATCCTTATCGGTCACAGCACCGAAATGATTTTGGAGGGTTTACAAGATGAAAATTATCAATGCTGATGTGGAATTTATTACCCCGATTGATGGGGCCGCAATCCTGAAGCGTCTTGAACAGTGTGGGCGGGTTTGCTATAAGTCTGAAGCCAAGATCACCGACACCAGCGCCCCGGCATTTGTGGCCGGGATCATCAAGCGGGGGCATGAAGCAGTTCTGGAACACTGTTCCTTCACGGTGAAGTTCATCTGTGATCGTGGGGTTTCCCATGAAATTGTTCGGCACCGTGTAGCTTCCTATTGTCAAGAAAGCACTCGTTATTGCAATTACAGCAAGGAAGGCTTTGGTTCTGAAATCACGGTGATCAAGCCTTGCTTCTTACACCCCTACACAGATGGGTTTAACCTTTGGGAAGAAGGTTGCTTATTCGCTGAACAGACCTATTTCAATCTTCTGGAATGCGGTTGTTCCCCGCAGGAAGCCCGGTCAGTTCTGCCCAACAGCCTGAAAACTGAAGTGGTTATGACCGCCAATATTCGCGAGTGGCGGCACTTCCTGAAGTTGCGCTGTTCCCCAGCCGCACACCCGCAGATGCGGGAAGTGGCCCTGATCCTTCTGGACAAACTTCATTCCCTGATCCCGGTTTGCTTTGATGATATTTGGGGTGAATACCATGAACAGGGCTGAACGGCGGAGAGCCAAGAAAGCGGGGCTTCCGGTTAAAAAAGAACCTGTGGTGAATATCAAAGCCGCTGATGTTCAGAAAATCAAACTGGATGCTTCCAAGGAAGCGGCGGACAAGGCTTTTCTTCTGATGTTGGGGTTGCCGGTGATGGTGCTTCATGATAAATTCGGCTTTGGGCCGGTTCGGTGTGAACGGTTCACGGATGCGGTTTTGGAACTGTATGATAGCTTTGAAAAAGGTTATGTGTCCCTTGAAGATATTCACCTGACACTGAAGGAAGAAACCGGGATCACCATTGTTTCAGATGGGAGGTTGAAAGATCGTGGGAACTAAACCTTGGCAGAACAAAGAAGGGTATGCTGACCCTACGGCCTATCACGGGTTGAAGCCGATTATTAAAGAAGATGATGAACAGCAAAAGCGCCTGAACACCTTGATCTTCGTCCTGAAGTACATTATCCGTTTGGCCGGGTTTGAACTTCTGAACAGGATTGAACTGAAAGATAGGCGGAGCGGGAGGGAATACCGATGAAGAAAACTTTCAAATGTTGCTGGAATTGCTCCAATGGATTTACTGCCGCTTGTCAGAGCCGGGAAGAAACTGAACGCTTTAGGGCAACAAAACGGTTTTGCTGTGCGTCTTACCCTGTTTCTTCCCATGCTGAAAATCCGTATAAACAAAGATATTGCAAACAGTTTGAGATTCCTATGTTTGGAATTCGGTTCGGCCATGAAATCAGCAAATTGGAAGCCCAAAAGTTAAACACTATGACCGCCGCAGAACTGGTGCAGTATTGGAAAATTCAGACTTCTTGAAAATTAACTTTCAAGAAAACGCCTCTACCAAAATACTTCAGGGGTTGTGGTTGGAATAGTGAATGGATGTTGAAGGGGTGGAAACCCTTGATATATCTTGCTTTTTGGGAAAACCCTTCAACATTCAAGATGGTGCATATATTCAATTCAAATAAAAAAGAAAAAATATATAGTAAGAAAAAATCTATATAGTGAAGAATGCACTTTTAATCTTGAATGTTGAAGGAAATCCCGAAAACCTTGATGCTGTGTGCCTATGACCTCATTCAACATGATTTTAGAACGGATACGGAACAGATGTTTTTGATATATCTGTGACGCTGGAAACCTTTGAAAATGACGGGGTTTCTCGATTGTAGAACAGATGGAACAGATACTATATTACTTAAACTTAAAATAAAAAAAAATATATAAGAAAGTAATATTAAGAGAGAATAGCAAAAATATCTGTTCTATCTGTTCTATGCCTTGAAAAGCCTTGATTTTTCAATGCTTTTTACCGGAACAGATGTGTGAAAGGATGTGTGATACATAGTGACTGATAAAGAACTTTCCCAACGGGCCAAAGATTATTTTGCCCAAATCCGAAAAACTGACCGCCTGATCCAGCGGTTGACAGATACAGTGAATACCCTTCGATCCGGGCTGACTTCCCAAAGCTATGAGCTGAAGCCCGACAAGGTTCAAACTTCCGGCGCAAAAGATACTTTAGGGGAAACGATTGTAAAAATCATGTCCCTTGAAGATGATATAAATGCCCGGATTGATGAACTTGTTGATATGAAACAGGAAGCCTTTAATCGGATCGGCAATGTTTCAGACAAAGATCAGCAGAACATTTTGATTGCCCGGTATGTAAACGGGGAAAAATGGGAAAAGATTGCTGTTGAACTTAGTTTTTCAATCGCACAAGTTTACCGCATTCATGGGGCCGCTTTGCTTGATTTCGCAGAAAAAAACCCCGATATTCTGAAAGATGATAGCAAAAGAGAGTATCAGACATGATATAATAGTATTGTTAAAATGCACCCCTTATAGGGGTGCATTTCACTTTTTATGAAAGGGGTGAATACCTGTGACACCAAGACAGCAGAAGTTTTGTGATGAATACCTGATCAGCGGAAATGCCACCGATGCGGCGATTAAGGCCGGGTATTCGCCCAAGACCGCAAAGCAGACGGGAAGCGAAAACCTTTCAAAACCTGACCTTCGAGCGTATATTGATGAACAACTTAACAAAATCCATTCCGCCAAAATCGCTGACGCTGAAGAAGTGATGAAATATCTTACTTCTGTCATGCGAGGAGAACATACGGAACAGGTTTTGAAGTTAGCCGGTGATGGTTTCCAGACAATCACGGATATTGATGTTTCTGCAAAAGACCGCCTGAAGGCCGCTGAACTGGTCGGTAAGCGTTATGGTCTGTTTACAGAGAAGGTGGGGCTTGAAGGCGCTGTGCCGGTGGTGATTCAGAATGATCTTGAACCAGATTAAGACGATTTCCCTAAAATCTACGGTTGGAAAAGGTTATTTTAACTTCTGGAATTTCAAAGGCCGTTACCGGGTGTGCAAGGGTTCCCGTGCTTCAAAGAAATCAAAAACCACTGCTTTGAATATCATCACACGAATGATGGAATATCCTGAAGCCAATACCCTTGTTGTTCGTAAGGTGTTCAGAACCTTGAAGGATAGCTGTTTCACAGAACTGAAGTGGGCAATCAACCGGCTTGGAGTTCAGGCATATTGGGAGATTAAAGAAAGCCCCCTTGAAATGACCTATACCCCAACCGGTCAGAAGATTTACTTCCGGGGCCTTGATGACCCCCTGAAGGTTACTTCTATTACGGTTGAAATCGGGTATCTGTGTTGGTGCTGGATTGAAGAAGCATACGAAATCATGAATGAAAGTGATTTTGATATGCTTGATGAATCCATCCGTGGTGCCATTCCCCCTGAAACCGGCCTGTTCAAGCAAATCACCCTGACCTTCAACCCGTGGAATGAAAAACACTGGATCAGGAAGCGGTTCTTTGGTGAGATCACCGGCAAGGATGCCCAAGGGAACCCCACATACCGGTTCCATGATAGCTGGACTTCCCCGGATGGTCAGATTTTCGCCACCACTACCAATTACCTATGTAATGAATGGCTGGACACTTCAGACCTGAAGGTTTTTGAAAACATGAAGGAAAACAACCCCCGGCGCTATAAAGTGGCTGGCCTTGGGGGTTGGGGTATTGTGGATGGCCTGATCTTTGAGAACTGGCGGGAAGAACTGTTTGATGTTCAGACCATTTCCAGAAAGCCCGGTGTGAAATCTGCCTTTGGCCTTGACTTCGGTTATACCAATGATCCCACGGCCCTGTTCTGTGGGCTGGTGAGCCAAGAGGAAAGAACCATTTGGGTGTTTGATGAACTGTATGAAAAAGCCCTGACCAACCGGGCCATTTGTGACCGGGTAACAGGTATGGGCTACGCCAAGGAACGGATCAAGGCCGATTGCGCCGAACCAAAGAGCATTGACGAATTGCGGGAAGCTGGCCTGTACCATGTTGGAGCCGCCCGAAAGGGCAAGGACAGTGTGAACAATGGCATTCAGTACATTCAAGGTTATACCATCATCATTCATCCCCGGTGTGTGAACTTCATCACTGAAATTTCAAACTATACTTGGGCTGAAGATAAGTTTGGGGCCAAGATCAACACCCCCATTGATGATTTTAACCACCTGATGGATGCCATGCGTTATGGGTTGGAAGATGTTCTGGTTGGCCCCGCATTCAGCTTTGATTAACACGATAGTAACAAAAGGCCCTGAAAACCGTGTGTTTTCGGGGTTCTGTCTTTATTGAGCAATAGAAAGGGTGATTGAAGATGTTCTTGAATACTGAAACAGACCGGATCAATCGCCTGATCATTCAGGGCGGTAGAACTGGAATGACTGAACTTCAGTTCTTTGCCGCTGAAATCAAAGAATGGAAAGATAGTATCCGCCGCCGTGATCAGCTTACCGGGGATATGTATTACCTTGGCAAGCATGATATTTTGAACCGTCAACGCACCATTATTGGTGCTGATGGAAAACTTCAGGTGGTGAACAATCTTCCGAACAACCGGATTGTGAACAACCAATATGCTTTGATGGTGGATCAGAAAACCAACTACCTTGTGGGTAAGCCCTTCACCATGAACTGTGAGAACAAAGCCTATGTGGATTTGCTTTCCAAGGTGTTTAATCGGCGCTTCCAACGCCTGTTGAAGTATGTTTGTGAAGATGCCCTGAATGGTGGTATTGGCTGGATGTACCCTTATTATGATGATAAGGGCCGGTTGAACTTCAAACATTTCCCCGCTTATGATATTCTTCCATTTTGGGCGGATGATGATCACACGATCCTTGATTGTGCAGTTCGTCTTTACTCCCAAGAAGTGTGGAATGGCTATCAGAAGGAAAAGGTGGAGAAAGTCGAAATCTTCAAACCTGATGGTCTGTGGCGATATATCTATCAAAATGATATGCTGATCCCTGATACCGATGCCGGGGAGCATGAGAACTATTTTGCTGTTGTTGACGGTGAAGGATCGGTTGAAGAATTCAACTGGACTGAAATCCCCTTGATCCCGTTCAAGTACAATAAGCAGGAACTTCCCCTGATCAACCGGGTAAAGACCATTCAGGACGGTATCAACACCATGCTTTCCGACTTTGAAAACAATATGCAAGAGGACGCACGGAACACCATTCTGATTCTGAAGAACTATGATGGTCAAGATTTGGGGGAGTTCCGCCACAACCTTTCTACTTTTGGCGCTGTGAAGGTTCGAAATGATGGTGGGGTTGAAACCCTTCAGATTGAAATTAACGCTGAAAATTATAAAAGCGTTTTGGAACTGATGAAAAAAGCCCTGATTGAAAACGCCCGTGGCTATGACGCCAAGGATGATTGTCTTTCCGGGAACCCCAATCAGATGAACATTCAATCCATGTATTCTGACATTGATTTGGATGCAAACGGCATGGAAACGGAATTTCAGGCGGCTTTTGAACAGTTGCTTTGGTTCATCAACCAAGATTTCAGCAACCGGGGCATGGGGGATTTTGATGGTGAAGATATTCAGATCACCTTTGACCGGGATATTTTGATCAACGAATCTGAAGCCATTGATAATTGTTCCAAATCGGTTGGTATCTTGTCTGATGAAACCATTGTGGAACAGCACCCGTGGACAAATGATGTTGAACTGGAATTGGCCCGGTTGAAGAAGGAAAAGGAAGAAGCTATGGAACAAGCCCAAGAATATTCCGGGGCTTTCGGAGCCGGGAACCAACAGAATGAAGGCATGGGTGGGGATGAATAATCCCCGCCCTTCTATTATGCCGGGGCAATAATGGGGCGGGCCGGGGTTTCACCTCCTTACCCGGCCAAAGGTGCAATTCCTTTCCCCGGCACCATCTGGCGCATTGGTCAAGCGGTCAAGACACCGCCCTTTCACGGCGGTAACACGGGTTCGATTCCCGTATGCGTCACCATTCATGCTGAAGTGATGGAACAGGCAGACAGGGCGGATTCAAAATCCGTTGCCGCAAGGCGTGTGGGTTCAAATCCCACCTTCAGCACCATCTGTTCGTAAATATAAGCTGTGGCCTATAAAAACAGCTCACCGTTGATAACTGGTACTTATCTTTGGTGCCCCAGTGCAATTCTGGTTAGGTATTTCATATTGGGGTGTAGCCAAGAGGTAAGGCAAGGGGTTTTGACCCCCTGATCCGTTGGTTCGATTCCAACCATCCCAGCCATTTTACAGAAAGGGGAACGGCCCATGAGAAATGCGGAGTATTGGCGGGGCCGCTTTTCCATTCTGGAAGAAAACGCCCACAAACAAAGTGATCAATACCTTCGGAACCTTGAAGATATGTTCATGGATGCCCAAAGAACGGTTCAAGCCGATATTGAACGGTGGTATGGGCGCTTTGCTACCAACAACGGAATCAGCCTGACAGAAGCCCGGAAATTGCTGACCACCGGACAGCTTGAAGAATTTCATTGGACGGTTGAACAGTATATTAAAGTCGGACAGCAAAACAACCTTTCCGCTGAATGGTTGAAGAAGCTGGAAAATGCTTCTGCCAAGTTCCATGTTTCCCGGTTGGAAGCTATTCAACTTCAAATTCAACAGCAGATTGAACTTCTGTATGGGAACCAGCTTGACGGGGTGGATTCCCTTCTGAAGCAAATTGTTTCGGATGGATACACCCACGGGGCTTTCACTATTCAAAAGGGCCTTGGGCTTGGGTGGGATATAACTGCCCTGAACCGGAAGAAACTTGAAACCTTGCTTTCAAAGCCTTGGACTACTGACGGAAGAACTTTCAGTGATCGGATTTGGCTGAAGAAGCGGGAATTGGTGGGAACCGTTCATAAAGAATTGACACAGGGGCTTTTGAGGGGTGACAGCCCACAGAAGATCACGGATGCAATTAAGAACCGGTTCAAGGTTTCCCGCTATCAGGCGGGGCGGCTGGTGCATACTGAAACCACCTACTTCAACGCCATTTCCACCAAACAGGTTTATCAAGATTTGGGGGTTCAATCCGTGGAAATCCTTGAAACACTGGATTCCCACACTTGCCCATTGTGCCAACCCCTTGATGGAACTGTGATCCCGCTGGCCCAATATGAACCCGGCGTGACGGTTCCACCCTTCCACCCGAATTGCCGGGGAACCACTTGCCCACACTATAACGATATGGAAGGCGAAAGAGCCGCCCGGAACGCTGAAGGGAAAGTGTACTATGTTCCGGCCAATATGACCTTCACCCAATGGAAGAAGGCGTTTGTGGATGGTGTGAAGGACGGTTTGACGGTTGCCACCGTGGGCGCTATAATGAAGGCAAAGCGGGAGTTGGAGCCGCTGAAAGCTGAAATGTTCCCTGAATACTTGACTGACAAGAAGGAACGGAAAAACACCCAAGTCTTGATTGATTATGTGAATGGGTGTGAAAACGCTGATCCTGATGTGGTTGCCCTTTATTCCAAAATGGGCGCTATGGAAAATATCAGGGCCAACGGAATTCCAATGAAGGTTTCCCACGGAAAAGGCTACGCTGTCAATTATCGCTATTACACCCGAAATGATCAGCTTGCGGAAGTTGAATTGATTATTCCCAAGCTGGCCGGGGATGATCTTACCGGCCAAGTGGTTACGACTTTGCATGAAGAAATGCACCTGATGGACTTGTTCAATCGGGCAGACCCCGCCAAATATTGTGACTGGTTTAGTTCCAGCCATGCAAAGTTAAGTTCTTTTTTCCAGAAAACCAACACCGATATTGCGGATGATATTGATGCCCTTTTTGAAGCCTTTGATAAGGAATGCAATCGCATTTCGGCGGAAATCAACGCTGAATTGAGAACTGCCACTTCTGCACTGACAGATCAATACTATGCACGAACTTTGTCTTATTCCGACTATAAAAAAGCCTTCAATAAGCTGAAGCGTGAAGCAAGTGAACAGATTGATTACCGGTGTAGAAATGCAATGGGCGGCGGTATCAGTTCCCTTGAAGATATTTATGATGCCCTTTCCGGTGGTTCGGCCCGTGATGCTGGCCTTGTGCGATATGGTCATGGTTCCAAATACTACCGGGAAGTTGGAAAGAGGGCGGAAGAAACACTTGCCAACTATGGTGCTTTGTCGATTGTTCGCCCTGATTTGGTGGAAATGCTTCGGAAAGATAAACCAGAGTTGGTAGAAGCGTTGGAAGAAGTAATTCAAGATATGTTAAAGAAAGCTGGTGGTTGATATGACACGGGAAGAAAAGCTGATGAAGGTTTATGCGCTGTTGGCTGAAGTTTCTGATGTTCTGGTTGACCGCTTCTTTGATGTGGATAGTGAAGAACTTCTGGATGAAAAAATTGAAGTTCTTACCGCCTTGAAGGACGGGAAACCGCCTGATCAAATCCCCCAGTATTATTCTATTCTTGAAAACTTTGACCCGGATCATCATTGGGATTGATCCACAATATTGTTGAATGAGCCACCCCCGGCTGTTGCCGGTGGTGGTTTTTTCATACCCTTTTCGCCGTTTCCCGGTGGTGGGCGGTAAACAGAACCGTGGAAAATCGTGGTTCCTGACCCACGGAAAAAAAGGATCATAGAAAGGATGAACGAACATGACGAAAGAAAAGCTGATGGAATGGGGCCTTACTGAAGAACAGGCCAATAAGGTAATGGAAGGGCTGAACGGTTCTTTTGTTACCAAGGCCCGCTTCAATGAGGTCAACACCGAATTGAGCGCCGCAAAGAAAACTATTGGTGAGCGGGATGCCCAGCTTGAAACGCTGAAAAAGGCTTCTGGTGACACCCAAGCCCTTCAGGATCAGATCACCCAGCTTCAGGCGGACAACAAGAAGAAGGATGAAGATCACGCCAATGAACTGAAGGCGCTGAAGATCGGCAATGCCGTTGAACTGGCCCTGACCGGGGCCAAAGCCAAGAACAACACCGCTGTTAAGGCGTTGTTGGCTGGTTTCATTGATAAGGCTGAACTGGCAGAGGATGGGACTGTTAAGGGCCTTGATGATGAAATCAAGAAGTTGGTGGAAGGCAAGGACACGGCTTTTCTGTTCGATAAGACCGGCACCAAGTTCAAGGGTGCCAAATCCGCTGAAAAGGGTGATAAGGGTGATGAAGGCACTATGACGCTGGAAAAGCTGAAGGCCATGACCCCCGTTGATCGCTATAACTTCTCCGTCAACCATCCTGACGAATACAAAGAACTTTATGGAGGTAATGAGTAATGGCAAACACTGTCTATGATAACTTTTTCCTGTCCAATGAAATTGAAGATCAGTACCAGAGCCACCTTGATCTTCAGCAGTTTTGCACCATTGATAACAGCCTGACCGGTGTTGCCGGTATGCTTCGCAAGGTGCATAAGTACAAGGCCACCGATGGAACCGAGAAGCTGAAGATGGGACAGGGCAACACCAAGACCATTGAAGCCGGTTACACCGAAAAGGAATACCGTATTCAGATGGCCCAGAACCGTTTTGCCTACTATGACGAGGAAGCCATGACTGATCCTATGGTGATCACCACCGGCACCCGTCACGCTGGCACCGATATGTTCAACACCGTCAACGCTGACATTTTCGGCGCTTTCAATGAAGCCACTATGACGGTTGTAACCACCGCCCTTGGCTTTGATGCCTTTGTGGATGGTGCCGCCATGCTGAACTTGGAGAACCTTGAAAATGTGTCCATCTTCGGCTTTGTCCACCCCACTGATGTTGCAAAGTTGCGGAAGGCCCTGAAGGAAGATTTGAAGTATGTGGAAGCCTTTGCAAAGCAAGGCTATGTTGGCACCGTTGGCGGTATCAACATCTACACCAAGAAGAACGCTGACCCCGGCAAGGTAGTTATTGGCACCAAGGAAGCTGTTACCCTGTTCAACAAGAAGGGTACTGAAGTGGAGCAGGAGCGTGAGGGCAATATCCGTAAGAATACGGTGTATTCCCGTAAGTATTACCTTGCGGCCATGACCAATGAAGCCAAGGCGGTTAAGATCATCGTGGGTTCTGCCAAGGCCACCGCTGATGAAACTGTTCAGAGCAAGAAGGTTTATTACAAGCCTTCCGGCATTGGCTATGTGGTTGGAACCCCCAAGACCAACCCCAAAACTGAAGGCTTCTACGAGATTACGGCGGCGTAAGGAAGGCGGTGATCCCCGTTGCGTGATCAAGTGATTTCCATGCTTACGGCCCTTGGCGTAACGGGGGCCGCTACTGATCCGCTGTTGGATATTCTTCTTCAGAATGTTCAACAGCGGATTCTTAACAAAACCAATCAATCTGTGATCCCGGAAGGGTTGGAAAGCGTGGCTGTTTATATGGCCGTGGGTGAATACCTGAACATGAAGAAAACCGTTGGACAACTAACAGGGTTTGATTTGGATGCGGCAATCAAGCAAATTCAGGAGGGTGACACCAATACTGTGTTTGCAATCGGTGAAGGGAGCCTGACACCAGAACAGCGGTTGAATGGGTTGATTGATTACCTGATCAATGGCCGTTCTGATGAACTGTACAGGTATAGGAAGTTGGTATGGTAAATGCCCAGCGCAAAGCCCTTGAACGACTTTGGAAAGATCGCTGTACGGTATATCACCGGGTAAAGGTGAAAGACCCTATCAGCAAACTTACTGATTCTAAAGAAATGCCGCTTCTTCAGGATCAGCCCTGTAAACTGTCTTTTGAAACCCTATCTTCAACAGACGGTGATCATGTTTCCAAGGTGGCCCAATCTGTGAAGCTGTTCATTTCCCCTGATGTGGAAATTCCCGCTGGCTGTAAAATCGTGGTGAAGCGGTTCAACAACCTTGAACGGGAATTCACTTATTCCAAAAGCGGTGAAGCGGGAGTATTCACCAACCATCAAGAAATCATGTTGGAACCCTTCAAAGGATATGCCTGATGGCCCGGTGGGGTAAATGTGATTTCAAGGAACTTGAACGGTTGAATGAACGCCTTGAACAACTTTCTTCTGTGGATTTCGACACCTTTTGCCGGGAAGCGGCCAATGAGATTGCCGCACGGCTTTTGGCAAAGGTGAAGAAAAGAACCCCTGTTGGGGTGATTCCCAAATTTGACGAACCCAAAACGGTGAAGGTTCAGGGGGCAAGTGGAAAAAGTAAAACCTTCTTAACCCGATCCGGGGCCATTCGTGATAAGTATTGGTCAGGGTATAAAGGCGGCACCCTTCGGGACGCTTGGACGATCCTTCCCGTTGAGAAACACGGGGATCAATATCTTGTTACGGTGGTAAATAACACCGAATATGCAAGCTATGTGGAATACGGCCACCGGCAAACACCGGGAAGATATGTCCCAGCATTGGGTAAGAGCCTGAAAGCAAGTTGGGTGAAGGGGCGGTTCATGCTGACCATATCCACCCAAGAACTTGAAACCCAAGCCCCGGCATTGTTGCAACAGAAATTGTATTTGTTCTTGAAGGAGGTGTTCTGATGCTGAATGAAGTGATCAAAGGAATTTCAATGGCGCTGAACACCGCCTTTGGGGATGAATATGAAATCCGCCAAAATGATGTTGAACAGGGTTTGGTGAATGGAAGTTTCTTCATTCAGGTTTTGAAACCGGAACTTACCCCACTGTTGGGGCGGCGCTCCATGAAGCGAAACCATTTTGATGTAATGTACTTCCCCAAGGCCCCCGGAAATAATGCAGAAATGTTCACCGTTGCGGAAAAGCTGATGGAGTGTTTGACACAGATCAGCCTTCCCAACGGTGATCTTTTGCATGGAACCGGGATGAATTATGAAGTGGTGGATGATGTTCTTCACTTTATGGTGAACTTCAATCTTCCACTGATCCGGCCCTATGAAGAACCTTATATGGAAACTTTGGATACCGATGTTGGAACGGTGGGAGGGGGTAAATAATGGCTACCAGCACGAAACCGAGAAAGCCCAAAGCAAAAGAAGCGGCCCCGTCCGTTTCCAATGCCCCGGTTTTCCCCAAGGAAAGGATTTTGACTTTCCAAAGATACGCCAACCGGCGTGATCTACTGTCTATTCTGCTGAAGGATGGACAGGAATACACCCATGATCAGGTTCAAAACCTGATTGATAACTTTATGAAAGGTAAGGTGAAATAATATGGCCCTTGGCGGCGGAACTTTTCTGACGCAGAACAAAATTCTTCCCGGCGCTTACATTAACTTTGTTTCTGTGGCAAAGGCAAGCGCCACTTTGTCTGATCGTGGTATTGCCACAATCCCCCTTGATATGGATTGGGGGCCTGAAAATCAGGTTGTAACCGTGGAGCTGGCCGACTTCCTGAAGAACAGTCAGAAGATTTTCGGTTATGCTTACACGGCGGAGAAGTTGAAGCCTATGCGTGAGATTTTCAAACACGCAAAGACGGTTTATTTCTTCCGCCTGAATGCGTCCGGTGTGAAGGCGGCGAATACTTTTGCAACTGCCAAATACCCCGGCACCCGTGGCAATGATCTTCGGACGGTGATCACGGAAAACGAGAAAAGCGAACTGGAAAGCAAACTGTATGATGTTGCCACTTTCCTTGGCACGGTTCAGGTTGACTTGCAAACCGGTATTAAGGCTATGGCCGATCTGAAGCCCAATGATTATGTGGACTGGATCACCAGCGCAAGCATTTCTCTGACCGCTTCCCTTCCGTTGAAGAACGGCACCAATGGCACGGTGGAAGATGCGGCTTATCAGACCTACCTTGATAAGATGGAAGCCTATAACTTCAACGCTATGGGTTGCCCGTCCAACAAATCCACCATTGCTGAACTGTTTGCCGCCTTCTGTAAGCGTATGCGGGATGATGTGGGCAAGAAGTTTCAGGTGGTGTGCTTCCGTAATCTGGCCGACTATGAAGGTGTTGTGAGCGTGAAGAACACCATTGTTGGGCAAACCGATGATCCCGCCCTGATCCCTTGGGCAACCGGCGTGGTGGCCGGAACCGCTGTGAACAAGTCTGCAACCAATATGGATTATGACGGGGAATATTCCGTTGATACCGATTACACCCAAACCGAGTTGGAAAACGGTATCAGGGAAGGTTCTTTCATGTTCCATCAGGTGGATGAAAAGGTTGTTGTTCTTGAAGATATTAACAGCTTCATTTCCATCACGGATGAAAAATCCAGTGACTTTTCCAGCAACCAGACCATCCGGGTTTTGGATCAGATCGCCAATGATATTGCGGTTCTGTTCGGCAAAAAGTACATTGGCAAGGTTCCCAATGATGCTTCTGGCCGTGTGAGCCTGTGGAACGATATTGTGAAGCACCACATGGAACTTCAGAATATCCGTGCCATTGAGAACTTCAACCCGGATAATGTGACGGTGGTTCAGGGTGATACCAAGAAGGCCGTTGTGGTGACGGACTATGTTACCCCGGTCAACGCTATGGCCCAGCTTTATATGACCGTCTATGTTCAGTAAGAAAGGGGTGTAAAAGACGATGGCGAATACTGTAATGAATGCCAAAGATGCCATTTCCGGTTCTTTGGCTGAATGCTTTGTTACCATTGAGGACAACCGTTACAATTTCATGCAGGCTATCAACCTTGAAGCCCATTTTGAAAAGAATAAGACGGAAGTTCCCATTTTGGGCAAGCCCGGTAAGGGCAACAAAGCCACTGGCTGGAAGGGTACGGGTTCCGCAACCTTCCACTTCAATACTTCCATCTTCCGTAACCTGTTGAAGCGTTACAAGGACACCGGCGAGGATGTTTATTTTGACATTCAGGTGACCAATGAAGATCCCACTTCTTCTGTGGGCCGTCAAACCGTGATTCTGAAGGATTGCAACATGGATGGCGGCTTGCTTGCCAAGTTCGATGCCGATGCAGAATACTTGGATGAAGATATGGATTTCACCTTTGAAGATTTCGAGATGCCCGAAACCTTCACCATGCTTGCCGGGATGGAGTAAAACCATGCTTCGCCCCGGCCCTTCTTAGGGCCGGGGTTTTCTTTTTATCAAAAATAGGAGGACTGTTTTATGAATCTGTCTGCGTTTCTGGCTGAAAATGCCCTTGCTGTTGAAAATGTGAAATTTGCCGCTTCCAAGCGGTTTATGGGTGACGATGGGAAGCCCATGCTGTGGGAAATCAAAACCATCACCGGCACGGAAGATGAAGCCCTTCGGAAATCCTGTGCCAAGCGGGTTCCCATCCCCGGCAAGAAGAATCAGTATCAGAAGGAAACTGATTATGATATGTACCTTGGGAAGCTGGCTGTGGCCTGTACGGTGTTCCCCGATCTGAATAACAAGGAACTTCAGGACAGCTATAAGGTTATGGGCGCTGATGCCCTTCTGAAAACCATGCTGACCCCCGGCGAATATGCCGACTATGTGCAGAAGGTTCAGGAGGTTTGTGGCTTTGATACCAGCCTTCAGGATGAGGTGGACGAGGCAAAAAACTAATTCGTGAAGGTGATGGTGAAGCGAACATTGCTTACTATTGCCTTCACGAACTGCATTTGATCCCTTCTGCATTTCTGGCCTTGCCCCGAAAAGAGAGGGCCTTCATCATTGCGGCTATTGAAATTCGGGTGGAGCAGGAAAAGAAAAAGCAGAAGGAACTTGAACGAAAACAGCGCCGGGGCCGCCACCATTAAGGCCCCGGCATTTATTCCCCACAAGAAAGGTGGTGAACCCTATTGGCAACGATCCGCACGGCTATTGCGTTGTATGACGGTGTGACAAGCCCCCTTCGCAATATGCAGAAAGCTATGGGCATTGTTCTGAACAGTTTTGAATCCATGCAACGGGCTTCCAGCAATGCCGTTGATGTTTCGGCCATTCAAGAAGCCCGTGAAGAATTGGCAAGGGCTGAAACTGCATTTGATTCCATTGAACAGAACATCCGGGATGCCAATGACCAACAGCAACGCTTCAACCGTTCTATCCGTGATGGTTCTTCCGCCGCCGATGGATTGTGGCAGAAAATGAAGGGGATCGCCGCCACCGTAGGCGGCATGATTGGCCTGAAACAAGCCCTTGGGACTTCTAACCAACTGACCCAAACCAACGCCCGGTTGAATAATGCCCTAATTAAATTTGACGATGGGGGCAGTATTGAAGAACTGGAAGCAAAGGTTATGGCTTCTGCCCAACGATCCAGAGCCTATTATATGGACACCGCCGCCGCTGTTGCCAAGTTGGGCACAAACGCAAGGGACGCATTCACCAACATGGATGAAGTAATTGCTTTTTCCGAATTGGTGAACAAGTCTTTTGTTATCGGTGGTGCCGGTGCCCAAGAGCAATCCGCCGCAATGCTTCAGCTTACACAGGCAATGGCTTCCGGGGTTCTCCGTGGTGAAGAACTGAACAGCATTTTTGAGAATGCTCCCGGAATTATCCAGAGCATTGCAAAATACTTGGATGTTCCTATTGGTCAGATCAGAACAATGGCTTCTGAAGGGCAGATTACCGCCGATATTGTAAAGAATGCCATGTTTGAAGCGGCTGGTGATATTGAAAGAACCTTTTCAAATATGCCCAAAACTTGGGGACAGATTTGGACGGGCATGAAGAACAAGGCCCTATCCATCTTTGCACCTATTCTCACAAAGATCAATGAACTGGCAAACAGTGAATTGGTGGCAAAACTCACAGATGGTATTGTTAATGGGCTGGCCGCTATTGCTACTGTTGCAAATATGATTCTTGATTTGATGATCAATGTTGCTTCTGTGGTGGTAGATAACTGGTCTTGGCTATCCCCCATCATCCTTGGTGTAGCCGCCGCCCTTGGTGTGTATTATGGGGCGCAACTGGCCGCAAATACCGTGGGGCTGATTTCCAAGGGTGTTCATATTGCTATGGCCGGGGCAAAAATGATTCAGTTGGCCGCAACCGGCGCATTGACAGCGGCCACCGCCGCTGAAACGGCGGCACAATACGGCCTGAATGCGGCCCTGTATGCTTGTCCCTTGGTGTGGATCATCATTCTGATTATCGCCCTTGTAGCCCTGTTCTATGCGGCTGTGGCGGCGGTGAACAAATTTGCTGGAACCAGCGTTTCCGCCACAGGCATTATCTGTGGCGCATTTATGGCGGCGCTTGCCTTCATTGGGAATATCTTTATTGCCCTGTGGAATGTGGCCGCTGAAGTATTTGTTCTGATTTATAACCTTGTGGCTACGGTTGCAAATTTCATCGGTAATGTGTTCAATGATCCGGTGGGGGCCGTTTGCCGCCTGTTTTTTGATTTGGCTGATACGGTGCTTGGAGTGCTTCAGGCGTTGGCTTCGGCCATTGATGCTATCTTTGGTTCTAATCTTGCGGGAGCCGTGCAAGGCTGGCGTGACAGCTTGGGCGGTTGGGTTGATGAAACCTTTGGCAAGGGAACTGAAGTAATGGCGAAAATGAGTGCCGATGATCTGAAGTTGGTTCGGTTTGAATACGGGGCCGCTTTTGATCTTGGGTACAATTTCGGTGAAGGAATTGACAGCAAGGTTTCTGGCCTGTTTGATGGTTCCGCAATGGATTCTATGGGTGCTTTCGATATTGGAAACACCCTTGATGGTATCTATGGAAATACCGGTGATACGGCGGGAAATACCGCCGCTATGAGTGATGCCCTTGACATTACTGAAGAAGATTTGTCCTATCTGCGTGATATTGCGGAACGGGAAGCAATCAACCGGTTCACTACTGCTGAAATCCATGTTGAACAGCACAATGAGAACCATATTTCCAAGGATGCTGATCTGGATGGAATCATGGACGCTTGGGCCAATGATTTTGCTGAAAAGCTGGATGTTTCTGAAGAAGGGGTGCATGAGTAATGGCGTATAAAATGTATTTGGCGGGTGCGCTTATGCCCATCACCCCTTCCAAGGTAACGGTGAAGATCAATAACCAGAACAAAACCATGACGCTGATCAACGGGGAAGAAATCAACATTTTGAAAGCCGCCGCTTTGTCTGATGTTTCTTTTGAACTGTTGCTTCCCCAAGTTTCCTACCCCTTTACCAATGGGGGCGCACAATCGGCAAGCTATTACATTTCCCTGTTTGAACGGTTGAAAAACAGCAAAGAACCGTTTCAATGGATTTTGAACCGGCAACGCCCAGCGGGTGGGATGTTCTTCTATACCAATCTAACGGTTGGCATGGAAAATTATGAACTGGTTGATGATGCCGGAGCCGGATTTGATGTGAAGGTGAAAGTGAGCCTGAAACAATATAGGGCTTACGGCACAAAAACCGTCAAATTGAAACCGGCCCCCACACCGGCTGAAAAGCCGAAAGCAACAGTACAACCGGCCCCACGTCCGGCACCTTCCGCCCCGAAAAAAAGCACCTACACCGTAAAAAGTGGGGATTGCCTTTGGAATATCGCCAAGAAATATCTTGGGGACGGTTCCAGATATAACGAAATTTATAATCTGAACAAGGATAAGATCAAAAATCCCAATCTGATCTATCCCAATCAGGTTCTTACCTTGCCTTCCTGAAAGGGGTGATCTGAATGGCAGTTGAACTTTTCATTCAACACAATAGCACAATTCAATATCCGGTTGTTGAAGAAGGGGCAAAACTGACCTTGGAGAGAAAAGGCACCCCCGGAAAGCTGGAATTTACGGTGGTCAAAGCCCCCGGATTGAACTTCCAAGAAGGTGATCCGGTAAAGCTGACGGTGGACGGAACCCCCATGTTCTATGGCTTTGTTTTCAAGAAAAAACGGGACAAGGGCGGAACCATTGATGTTGTGGCCTATGATCAGTTGCGGTATCTGAAGAATAAAGACACCCTGACAGAAGAAGGGCTGAAGGCTTCCGATCTGCTGAAGCGGCTGGCTGGTGACTTCCGCCTAAACCTTGGGACGGTGGAAGATACCGGGTACACCATTGAAACCATTGTGGAGGAAAACCAAACGCTGTTTGATATGATCCAGAATGCCCTTGATGAAACCCTGATGAACACCAAACAGCTTTTTGTTCTCTATGATGATGTGGGAAAGCTGTCCCTGAAGAATATCAATTCCATGAAGCTAAACCTTCTGATTGATGAAGAAACCGGGGAAAACTTCAACTATGAATCCAGCATTGATGAACAGACCTATAACAAAATCAAGTTGGCCTTCAACAATGAAAAAACCGGTAAGCGGGAACTGTTTATAGCCCAAGACGGGGAGAAAATGAACCAATGGGGTGTTCTTCAATATTTTGAAGAAGTTCAGACCAAAACCGGTGCTTCCGCCAAGGCCAACGCCCTGTTGAAGCTGTATGACCAAAAAACCCGCCACCTGACCATTCAAAATGCTTTAGGGGATGTTCGGGTAAGGGCCGGAAATGCGGTTGTGGTTGCCCTGAACCTTGGGGATATTATCACCAACAACTTTATGGTTGTGAACCGTGTAACCCACACTTTCCGGGATAATGAACACCGGATGGAACTTGACCTGATCGGGGGTGAATTTATTGCCTAACGCTGTGGGGGTAGTAAAAAAGGCGGCTGTGGAAGCCGTGGAAGCTGGAAAACCTGTGAACCTGTTGTTTGGTGAAGTTATTTCAGCTTCCCCCTTGAAAATTCAGGTTGACCAAAAGGCCATTTACACTGAAAAAATGTTGGTGCTTACCCGGAATGTTACGGATTTTGAAGTTGATATGACGGTAAGCCACCAGACAGTTGTTATCAGTCACGGCCACCCGGTAATTGACACCTATACCGGCGGTGGTTCGGCCACCCCTATTGACCACAACCACCCCATCAAGGGGCGAAAGAAATTCAAGGTTCACAATGCCCTTGTGGTTGGGGATTGGGTGGTTCTGGCCCGGATGCAGAAGGGGAAAAAATTTGTGGTGCTGGATCGTATCAAAGCGAACCCGGCCCTGAAGGGGGAATGGCTATGATCCCACAGACCGGGGATGATTTGCGGCAGGATTTTGAATTTGAAACCCTTCCCAGCAGAACCTTCCGCCTGAACCATAACACTTTGACCATCATCGGAACCATTGATGAAATTGAAGCGGTGGAACAGGCGGTATATCTGATCTTGAATACAGAACGGTATCAATGGTTGATCCATTCTTGGGATTATGGGGTTGAACTTCATAACCTGATCGGAAAAGATGTGGAATATTGTATTCCAGAAATTGAACGGCGAATCCGGGAAGCCTTGCTTCAGGATGATAGGATCACCGCCGTTGAAAACTTTGAATTTACAGTGAACAAAAAACAAGTGCTGACTATCTTCACGGTGGTCAGCATTTTTGGTGAAATCAATGCAGAAATGGGGGTTGAAATCTGATGTATGAAGCGCAAACCTATGAATCCATCTTGGCACGGATGCTTCAGAAGGCCCTTTCCATTAACAGCAACCTTGATACCCGTGAAGGTTCGTTGGTGTGGTATGGGGATGCCCCCGCCGCTGTGGAATTGCAGAACCTTTATATTGCCCTTGATACCGTGCTGAATGAAACCTTTGCCGATACCGCCACCCGCCCTTATTTGATTTTGAGAGCGGCAGAACGGGGCCTTTCCCCGCAACCGGCAAGCCCCGCCATTTTGCAAATGGCAATTACACCCACCACTTTGTTCTTGCCGCTGAACACCCGCTTTTCCATTGGGGAATTGAACTATTATGTTTCGGCGGATCGGGGAAGCGGCAACTATGAATTGACCTGTGAAACGGCTGGTGAAGCTGGCAATAACTACACCGGAACGGTAATCCCCATTGAATATGTGGATGGTCTTGAAACCTGTAAAATCACTTCGGTGCTGGTTCCCGGTGAAGATGAAGAAGATACCGAACTTTTCAGACAAAGATACCTTAACAGCTTGAATGCCCAAGCCTTCGGCGGAAACCAGATTGACTATATTGAAAAGGTCAATGCCATTCCCGGCGTTGGTGGGGTGAAGGTTTACCGGGCTTGGAATGGGGATTTGAAACCGGCCAACATGATCCCGCCCAAGGAAGCTGAAGCGTGGATTGAGGGCCTTTCCGGGGTTCCTGAACCGGTGAAACTTTGGCTTGATACCGTTTATGCCGCCGCCAAGAACAATATGTTCACTGTGGGCGGAACTGTGAAGCTGGTGGTGATCAACAGCACCTTCACGGTTCCTTCCCCTACACTGGTAGAACAGGTTCAAACCGCCGTTGACCCCCTTCAGAATGCCGGGGAAGGCGTTGGAATTGCCCCCATCGGCCATGTGGTCAGGGTGGAAGGTGTTCAGGAAGAAACCGTTGATTTGGGCTTTGCCCTGTATTATCAACGGGGATGGTCTTGGGAAGATGTTTCCGGGTATGTCACGGAAGCAATTAACGGGTACTTCTTGGAACTGGCCCAAAGTTGGGCGGATCAGGATGAAGCCCTTGTGGTTCGTATCAGCCAAATTGAAAGCCGCCTGTTGGGTATCACCGGTATTTTGGATATTGCCAACACCACGATCAATGAAAAAGCCGCCAATCATACATTGGCCCTTGACCATATCCCGGTGTTGGGTTCCCTTGCACCAACCGCTATTGAAATTAAGGCATAAGGGGTGGTGACTGATGGAACGAAAACTGATTGATTACCTACCCTATGCGGTGCGAGATTTCAAGGAATATGAAGGGATCATGGAGAGTGAACAGCCTGAATTTGATCAGGCGTGGGGCAATGCTGATGATCTTTTGAACAATCAGTTCATTTCCACCGCTGGAAATGTGGGCCTTTCCCGATGGGAAAAGATTTTGGAGATCACGCCCAAGGGGACTGACAGCCTTGAAGATCGCCGGTTCCGTATTTTGACCAGAATCAATGAAGAACTTCCTTACACCCTTCCGCAACTTCGGAATATCCTTGAAACCCTTTGTGGGCCGGGGAACTATTCAGCGGATGTGGCAGAAGGAACCTATCACCTGATTGTGAAAATTGGGTTGGCCGCAAAGAACAACTTCAATGATGTTGAATCTTTGCTGAACCGGGTTGTTCCCCAAAACATGGTTGTGACCTTGCTTCAGCTTTATAACACCCATGCGGAACTTGGGCGGTTTACCCATGCCCAGCTTGCCGCCTATACCCATAATCAGTTGAGAAACGAGGTTTTGAAGAATGGCGAATAAAACAACCAACTACAAGCTGACTAAACCCCTTGAATCTGAATTTTATGATGTAGGGGTTCAGAATGAAAACATGGATAAGATTGATACCCAAATGAAGGCCAATGCGGATGCCGTTGAAGCCCTTCAGAAAGGTCAATCCGGGAAGGCTGATCTGGTGGATGGTAAGGTTCCCGCCGAACAGCTTCCCAACATGAACTATGATCCCAAAGGTACGGCCCAAAACAAGGTGAGCGAACACAACCTTGATCAGACCGCCCACCCGTATCTGTTGAACCAGATCGGAACCTGTGTGGAAGCCGCACAGAACGCACAGGATGCCGCAAATGCGGCCTTGGATGCTGTGTCCGGTATCGTCTATACCATCAATGTTCTTCCTTCGCAGAATGGCACCCTGACCTATAACGGACAGGCCCAAAGTCCTTCTTGGAACGCTTATAACCCCGATGCGCTGACCTTGGGCGGCGTGACTACCGGCACCAATGCGGGAACCTACACGGCCACTTTCACACCCAAGGGGCGGTATAAGTGGGCAGACGGTACGCAGACCGCCAAGGAAGTGACTTGGACGATCAACGCCGCCACCATGACGATCCCCACGCAGAGAAACAGCCTTACTTATACCGGTTCGGCCCAAAGCCCCACTTGGAACAACTATGACAGCGGGAAAATGACGCTTGGAGGAACTACCAGCGGCACGAACGCCGGTTCCTACAATGCCACCTTTACCCCCGGTGCAAACTACAAATGGAGTGATGGAAGCACCGGTGCAAAAACTATGGTTTGGAGAATTGGGAAGGCCGCTGGAAGTTTGTCTTTGAATAAAACTTCCATGAAACTGACCGCCGCCAAGAAAACAGACACCATCACAGTTACCAGAGCCGGTGACGGTGTTATTACGGCCACTTCCAATGCGTCTGGCGTGGCTTCTGTGAGCGTTTCGGGCAACACGGTAACAGTCACCGCCAAGGCCAAAGGAAAGGCTACAATCACGGTTTCTGTGGCCGCTGGCACCAATCACAACGCCCCGGCAAATAAAACCTGTTCGGTTGAAGTGACCATGCCCACCAAAAACCTTTCTGAAAATAGTTGGGCCACTATCCGGGAAGTGAGTAGTGCCGGTTTGGGGGCCAACTATTGGGCTGTGGGTGATATGAAGGAAATCACCATCAATGGTACAGTTGGCAACCACACCTTCAACAATTTGAAAATCAACGCATTTATTTTGGGTTTCAATCACAATGCTTCCAAGGAAGGAAACAATCTGATCCACTTCCAGATTGGAAAAATGGGAACAACCGCTGTGGCTTTGTGTGATAGCCAATACAACAGTTCTGGAAGTTCCGCAGGGTTCCGAATGAATACCAGCAATACCAATAGTGGTGGGTGGAATGGCAGTTACATGAGAAAAACTCTTTTGGGTAACACTGGCACCCCCACCAGCCCAATCAGCAATAGCATGATGGCGGCGCTTCCGTCTGATCTTCGGGCTGTGATGCAATCTGTGACCAAGTACACGGATAACACTGGTGGCGGTTCTGATAATGCTTCTTATGTAACAGCCACCAAGGATTATTTGTTCCTGTTGGCAGAATTTGAAGCCTTTGGAACCCGGTATGGTGCTAATAGTGCAGAACAGAATTATCAGCTTCAGTATGATTACTATAAGGCTGGAAATTCCCGTGTTGCTTATAATCATTCCGCCGTGTCCACGGCGGTTTGGTGGTGGCTCCGTTCCCCTCGTTACTTTAACAGCACTAGTTTCCGCCTTGTCTATACGGACGGTGGTAACACCGGCAATGGCGCTTACTACTCTGCTGGTGTGCGGCCCGGCTTTACCGTCTAATCCCCCGCAGGATGATCCCGGCCTTATCCCGCCCCCGGAAGGGGGCGGTTCCGGGAGGAACCCCCCAAAAAAGAAAAATAAGAATGGCGGCGTAAGCCGCCCGACGAAATTTTGAAAAATCGACTTTTCTTCAAAGTGCTATCATTTGACAGGTAAGTGAGGGCATACAAAACGCAACTTCCGCCATACAATATTTATAAGACCGGTTTCAAGGGGGTATTGTATGGCAACCAATAAGAAAGTTTTTACTTTACGCCTTTCGGATGAAGTCTTTGATAAAATCGGTGTACTTGCTACCCGTGAACATCGTTCTGTAACCAATTACATTGAATTCGTGCTTTTGAAGCATTTGAAGGAAATTGAAGATGAACAAGGTGTGATCAAAGCTGACGGTTCATCCAAAGAGGTATAAACAATGTCTGTCTTAAAGCAAAAGAGAACCACAAGTAAGGCTGAATTCATCAATACGGCCAACCAAATCTATGTTGAAACCATCAATTTTCTTACCCGCCTTTCTGCAAGGTATTCCCGCCTGATAGCGGAACCTGTTGCAAAACTGGCGGGTGAAATCATTGATCATGCGGAAAAGGCCAACAGCATTTTTCCTTCTGATGTTCAACGGATTGAATTGCGGAAGGCTCACTTGCTGGAAGCAAGGGCTTCCTTGATGGCGCTGGATGTGCGCCTTACCCATGTTTACCTGATTTTGAACCAAAACCCTGAAGGGGCTTTTACCACTTCCAAAGGGGTTGCGGTGAAATCCAATGACGCTATTGAAAAGCTGGATAAGATGGCCCAAAATTTAGGTGAACTGATCGACAAGGAAAATGAACTTTTGAAAGGGGCAATCAAAAATGTAAGTGCAAAAATGAAATCTTAACTTCAAAATTAGGTGTACCTTTGTAAATGCTTCGTGCGGCGGTTTGGTGGTGGCTCCGTTCCCCTAATTACAATAACAGCAATAATTTCCGCAATGTCAATACGGACGGAAGTAACAACAACAATAACGCTTACTACTCTGCTGGTGTGCGGCCCGGATTTTGCAAATATACACGGTCGAATGTAGTAACAGAAGCCCAGCCTTGGGCTTCAGGTGAAGGATGACCGATGTAAAAGGAAAGGTACTTCCTTGGGTAGCCAATCCCTAAAACTGCCCCGCTTGGGAAAGCGGGATGGGGTATAACCTATTTTATAGCCGATACCCTTTCTTTTGACACCCATGCACGGACGCTTCTTGCATGGTGGGCGAATGTGCCATAGCCCATTTCATGTGTATGGGTAAAGCAGATTAGAAGGCACCCTACAATTTATCTGTGCGAAAGGCGAATACTTTTTTAATTATGAACAGTCAGGAACGGCGGGAAGCCCGCTACCAGCGCCGCAAAGCAAAGCGGCAAGCAAAGAAACAAGCCCGATCTGATAGCCTTGGATCGGTGAATCAGGTTTTCAGTTACCGGAAAATGTTTTTCTATGGCCGTAAGTGTTGTAATGGGGTGCGGTGGAAGCAAAGTGTTCAAAACTTTGAAGCCCACCTATTTTCAGGAACAGCCAAACGGCGGCGGGAAGTATTGGACGGAACATGGAAACCAAAAAGCTGTACCCATTTCACCCTTCGGGAGCGTGGAAAGGTGCGGCCTATTGATGCGCCGCATATCACAGATCGGCAAATTCACAAGACCCTTTGCAATGAAGTTCTTGTGCCGTTGTATAACCCCTGTATGATTTATGAAAACGGGGCTTCACAGAAGAATAAGGGCCTTCACTGGCACTATAAACGGCTGAAGGAACAGCTTCATTGGCATTACCGGCGCTATGGTCGAGAAGGGGCCGTTTTACTGATTGATTTGAAAGGGTTCTTTCCCAATGCACCCCATGAAATTCTTTACCAGCGGCACCGGGAATTGATCTTGAACCCTGATCTTCAAAGAATTGCTGATACCGTCATTCAATATTCACCATGTCCAACACCGGGCCGGGGAATGCCTTTGGGTGTGGAACCATCACAACAAGAAATGGTTGCCATGCCCAGTAAAATTGATCACTGGATCAAATGTCAGGCCCGTGTGGACTATGAAGCCCATTACATGGATGATTACCTTATGACCTTCCCCAGTGTTGATGAAGCAAAGTTCATGGGGCATGAAATTGTAAGACGGTTTGAAGCCGCTGGAATTCGGGTGAACAAGCGGAAATGCAAAGTGATCCCACTTACAAAGCCGTTTCGGTTTTGTAAGGCCCGATTTACATTGACCGAAACCGGAAAGGTGAAAGTAAATGGAAGTCGGGATGGAGTGAAACGGGCAAGGCGAAAGCTGAAGCTATTTCACAAAGAATTCAAAGAGGGAAAAAGAACCTTCTTTGATATTGAACAGTACATGGAATGCCAAAGCGCATATTACCGGAACTTCAATGATCATGGGCGGTTATTGCGTTTGCGGCGGCTGTATCATGCTATCTTTTTCGGAGGTGCGGAATGTTTAGAATCATCAAAAACGGGGCCTCTATTGGCCTAACTGAAAATCTGAACTATATCAAACAAGCCGAAAATGGTTGCTATGTCCTTTGCCCGGAGCCTGATGCTTCGGGCATTGTTTTTGGCGGCACCGTTTATCACTTGCTTGGAAGAACAGGTTTGGACGGGGTTGAAACCGTCAGTTTGGAAGAAGCTGATGGTGGTATGGAGATCATCAAGGCCACTGAAGCTGGTGGAATCGTGTTCGTGACTATGGCGGAAGCCGGGAACATTGATCCTGAAACAGCGGCAGAACACGCAGATTTGTTTGCTGAATGGGCTTACCCTGTGGCCTACAAAACCGGCCAAATCCGCCGTTACAAAGGAACCCTTTACAAGTGTGTTCAGAACCATACTTCCCAAGCTGATTGGACACCTGACACCGCTTCCAGCCTGTGGAGCAAAACCAGTGATCCCGCTGAAGAATGGCCTGAATGGTCGCAACCCGTAGGGGCACATGATGCTTACCCCAAGGGGGCAAAAGTAAGCCACAATTCCAAGCATTGGATTTCTACGACGGAAAACAATGTTTGGGAACCCGGTGTATATGGATGGGAGGAAGTAACCAATGCAGTATGAAAACTACCTTGCACGAAAAAGAGCAAGGTTTGAAGGTATTTGCGGCCATGTGAATATTCCCTATGGAACCGCCCTGACTGTTCAGGACGGTTTTATTATGTGGAAAGGTCAACAGGTTTGTGGGATCACCAGCCAAAACGCCTATGATTACTTCACCCAAAACGATGATGGCCGGGGAAAGGAACGGGGCGAATTGGTTTCTTCCATTCTTCTGTTGCTGGAACGGCGGGATAACGGGTATCAGAGCCGGTGGAATAAGGTTTGGGCGGATGCCCGTTGCCAACAGTACAAGCGCCCGGATCACGATGATCATTGGATTTGGAACTTTGAGTTCTATAATGCCCCGGTGGAGGATTTGAAGCACATTTTCAATCTGATCAGAAAGGGGTGAACGGGGAATGACGGTTTACCAATGGTTGTGCTTGCTTGGCATTCCGGCTTTGATTGCGGCGGCTTTCAAATACCTGTATAGCCAAATCAAACACAATTCTGAAGATTCCAAAGCCCTGAAAGCGGGAATTCAGGCACTTTTGAGGGCGCAAATGATCAGTGATTTCAATAAATACTCCGAAAAGGGCTATGCCCCGATTTATGCACGGGATAGTTTTGAAAACTGCTGGAAGCAATATCATTCATTGGGGGTGAATGGGGTAATGGATGATCTTCACATGAAGTTCTTGGAACTTCCCACTGATGCCCCGGAAGCATGAGCCGGGTAAAGAAAAAGCCGAAAAAAGAGTTTTCCAAACTGATCTTGATTTGTGCGGGGGCCGTTACTGTGTTGGTAACGGCCTTCACTTTTATCATGGTTTGGAGAACCAACGATCTTTCCCCATTGGCCTATTTGATTCCCGCTGTCTTTACTGAATTGGGGGTTGGAACCGGGTTTTACTATTCCAAAGCCAAGGCAGAAAACCGGATCAAATTGCGGAAGATGTACGGCCCGGAAATCTACAACGATACAAAGGAGATGTGAACCATGCTGGAAGCTATTATGAACAACCTGATCAATATTGGGTGGGCAATGCTGATCTTCTTGGCGGCGTACCTGTCCAATGTGGCCTTTTCACTGTACTACAACATCAAAATCTTGCTTCAGCCTTTTGACCGGGAAAAAGCAATCAATTCCGCCCTGAAGGTTGCGGCCTTCGTGGTGGGGCTGACTTTGCTTTGTGTGAGCATTACCACCCTTCCCCTGTACGCCAATCAGGTTGGTTGGGCAATCCCGGAAGAATATGCTGATATGTTTGCTGATCTGGTCATTATTGGGGCGGTTCTGATTGTGTCCTGTAAGTACATTGTGGAAGCATTCACTAAATTCAAAGCTATTTTGGAGGTGACACCTAAAAATGAAATTGGTGCAAAGTATCCTGACGAAAAATGATTGCTATAAGAGCGGCAGGAAGATCACGGTGAAAGGGCTGATGCTCCATTCTGTGGGCTGTTCCCAACCTAACGCTTCCGTATTCGTGAAGAATTGGAATCATTCTGGACTTGAAGTCTGTGTGCATGGGTTTATTGACGGGAACACCGGCACCGTGTATCAAACCCTTCCTTGGAACCACCGGGGCTGGCACGCTGGCGGAGCCGCTAACAACACCCACATTGGGGTTGAAATGTGTGAACCGGCCTGTATCAAGTACACGAGCGGGGCAAACTTCACTTGTTCCGATCTGACTACTGCAAAGGCTGTGGCAAAAAGAACCTATGAAGCGGCTGTGGAACTGTTCGCTTCCCTGTGTAAGCAATACGGCCTTGATCCCATGAAGGATGGTGTGATCATTTCCCACCGGGAAGGTTGCGCCCGTGGCCTTGCGTCCAATCATGGTGATCCTGAACACCTGTGGAACCAGCTTGGAACTGGGTACACCATGAACGGCTTCAGGAAGGCCGTACAAGCCGCCATGAAGGGCGGGGGTGTAACTACTACCCCCAACACCGAAAAGCCCGCCACAGGCGGCACAGGGGCCACAGTGAAGCCCTATTTGGTGCGGGTAACAATCCCTGATCTGTATATCAGGAAAGGCCCCGGCACCAACTACGGGAAAAATGGCTTCATCAAGCCCGGTGTTTATACCATCGTGGAGGAACGAACCGGGGCCGGTGCTTCCAAGTGGGGCAAGCTGAAAAGCGGCGCTGGTTGGATCAGTCTTGACTACGCAAAAAAGGCGTGATACCGTGTTATTAGTTTGTTACTACCGCCACCGATTTACCCCACTTTCTATGGGCTGAAATGTTCAGTATTTGGGTGCTTCGGAGCGTTGCGGAGCATACTAATTCATGGTA